GCGGTACAGTACGTTATAAAATGGTTTACACAGCAGGTGTACAATACGTTAGAGGTAACGAGATTGTTCTTTACACTACTTACACAGTATAATAATAATTTAACCGCCTCATAATCGGGGCGGTTTTTAAAACAAATAACATATATGGCTTGTGACTTTATTATAAGCGGTCGTTTATTAGAGTGTAAGAATTACACGGGTGGACTTAAAAATGCGTATTTAGCCCCTTGGGAAGATTATGGATTTACGGTTACATCTTCGGAACTTACATCTATAGGCACGCTTGCAGAGGTATTCAAATTTGAATTAAAAAATACGGGAAATATACCGACTGAAACTGAAACAGCTTCAAGAGATAACGGGTCTATTTTCTACGATGCAACTATTGAATTAGTATTAACGGGATTGAGTGCGCCTCTTGTAAATCAGGCTAAACTTTTGAGCCGTGACAGAATGGTTATGTTCTTAGAGGACAACAACGGTTTAGTTCACTGTTTTGGAATTGAAAACGGTGTTGATAAAACTACGGGAACGAGAGAAATTGCAGGAGATTTAGGCGGATTCTACGGACTTAAAATGACATTCCAATCATTAGAGCCAGATACAGCACCAATCTTATCAGGTTCAGCAAAGACATCGCTTTTGGCTATCGTTTCGCCTGATTACGTGAATGCAGGAGCATAATAATTAAAAGAAAGGAGCATTAAACCCATCTATTAAGGTGGGTTTTTTGTTTTAATACAAAATGCTTTTTTGTTGTTATTATAGTATGACAATATTAAGACCATCTTTAGAAACTCAAAGCATAACTATAATCCCTCGTTACGATGCGGAAAATGTTGTGCTTACTTTATTAAATGAGGAAACCCAAGTCTTAAATACTTTTAACATTTCAAGTACTTATGCAAACGGTTATATGGGTTTAGAATTTGAGTTTGATTGCTTAGAGGCTGAGAGTTTCAACTTAGAGGTAAAAGATGGCGATACTGTTTTGTTTAGAGGCAAAGCGTTTGCAACGGATGAAACAGATTTAGAGAATTACAAATTAAGTAAAAATTTACTACAATGAGCGATATACGAATAGTTAACCTTTCATCACATCAAAGTCCAATATTCACACCTACAAAAAATAAAGAGTGGATGTTGAACGGTAAGGATAACGCAGGCTATACTTATATAATTGACAGATACAAATACAGTCCGACTAACTCGGCAATCATTGATAGTTACTCTAATTACATTAACGGTAAAGGATTGACGGCTAAATATACGCCTGCTCAGGCTTCGGAATGGGCAAAAATTCAGTCAATTATAACCAAAGACGAACTGAGAAAAATTTGTCAAGACTTTGCAATTTTTGAAGAGTCAAGCGTTGAAATAATTTTAGGTAAATCAGGTAGTGAAATTGTAAGTATAACGCATTTACCAAAGGAAAAAGTAATGCCGAGTGTGGTAGATGAAAACGGGGAAATCTCTTCTTATTTTTATAGCTATGATTGGAGTGATATTCGTAAATATCCACCACAAGAAATTCCCGCCTTTACTTTAGATACTAAAGAAAAAAGAACGGTTTATATAATTAAGAAATATAGTATTTCAGACTTTTACTTTACACGCCCATCGTATTTTAGTGGATTGAATTATGCGGAATTAGAAGAAGAAATTGCTGTTTATTCTGTTAATCATATTAAGAACGGATTGAGTGCGGGTCATATAATCAATTTTAATGATGGCGAGGCAGACACAGAGGTTAAAGACAGAATAGAGAGAAACATCGATAAAAAGTTAGCAGGCTCTAACAATGCAGGAAAGCGCATTTTATCTTTTAACTCTAATAAAGAAAACGCTACGACTGTAGAGGCTATCGAGATAAGTGATGCACACCAACAATACCAATTTTTTAGCGAAGAGGCACGCCGTCAATTAATGGTTGCGCACAAGGTTACAAGTCCAATACTTTTTGGAATTAAAGATAACACGGGATTTGGTAATAATGCCGACGAAATGACAACGGCTTTTGATGAGTTAATGCTAAACGTTATCAAACCAAAACAAGATGTAATCTTAGAGGGTTTAATGTACGTTTTAAGACAAAACAAATCGACTTTAAAATTAGAGTTTATACCGCTTAGAGGTTCGGCAGTAGGTACTGAAATGGACGCTAACCAAAACAGCTACAACGGTGCGCAAATTTCATCGGCTATCGATGTAGTGGCAAAAGTAAAAGAGGGAATATTAACTAAAGAGCAAGCGATTGTATTCTTAATTCAGTTCTTACAATTACCGAAAGAGGTTGCTTTGGCTATGTTTACAGAGCAAGCCGTTCCTATTCAACAGTTATCAAAGTTTCACAAATTTAACGAGGTTACGGTTGCTGAGGGTTTAATCGCTTTGGGCGAAGATGAAAATTTAAACGAGTGGGAGTTAGTAGCTGAGTGCGAAGTAGATTATACCAACGAATACAGCTTTGCCTCTACGGGTTCAGCATTTCCAAACGCTAAAAGTGAGCAAGACAATGCAGACTATATGGTTAGATACCAATACGCACCGTTAAAAGTTAGCGAAAACAGCAGAGATTTTTGCCGTAAGATGGTAAATGCAGGTAAAATCTACAGAAAAGAGGACATTATTCGTATGGAAAACGAGGTAGTTAATGCGGGTTGGGGTGCTGAGGGTGAAGATAAATACTCTATATGGCTATACAAAGGCGGGGGCGATTGCCATCATAAATGGTTTAGAAAAATCTACGTTAAAAAAGGCGTAAAAGCGGATGTTAATTCGCCTTTAGCTGAGTTAATTTCAACTACAAAAGCACGTCAAGAGGGTTTCAATCCGCCTGCAAATAACGATTTAGTAGCTATTGCCCCAAAAGATATGCCTAATAACGGATTTTTAAAAGACAGATAAGATATGAAAGCGATAATAAGAGCGAGCGACATCGTAAAATATACCCCGATTGGTGGCAATGTAGACTTAGATAAGTTTTTACCGTGCGTTTTGGATGCACAAATCACAGACTTAGAGCCGTTATTGGGCGAAAGTCTATACAATAAAATAGCTACAGACTACGAAAACGATGCTTTAACGGGACTTTATGAAACGTTATACGAAAACTATATCAAACCTTTTTTAATTCACGCAAGCGCAAAGAATTATTTTCTTATCGGTGCTTACCAAATTAACAACGGGGGTATAATGAAACATACAACCGAGAACAGCGAAAGCATTTCTAAAAGCGAAATCGACTATTTATACACAAACCAACGTAGTAAATGCGAAGTTTATGCTGGGCGAATGAAAAAATGGCTTGTACGCAATCGTATAGACGAATACTACGACTTTAACGAGGTAGTAAACAAACGAGGTGTTGATTATGGTGCTTGGTATTTCGGGGGTGCTTCGAGTTGTGGTAACGAACAAATAGATACTTATGAGCAAGACTAAAAAACCGACCAAACCGAGAATCGAAAACGAAAAGAAATTACAAATATTTTTAGCAAAATTACAAAAAGATGGCAAGACAAACGGTTAATATCGGAAGCGCACCAAACGACGGAACGGGCGACCCGTTAAGAGTAGCCTACGATAAACTTAATGATAACTTTTTAGAGATTTACGACGATGGCGGTGCGAATATAACAGTAAACAATCCCGTTACTTTAACCGAAACTACTTTGGATGTGGCTTTGGCAGACATCGAAGCGGGAGGCGGTGCCGGTGCAGTAACCTCTGTAAACTCCGACACGGGCGCAGTAATTGTGGATTTGCAGAGTGCAACGGATGAGGGAAACGAAACTACAAACGATGTAATATTTCGATTAGATGCAGATAAATTTATAAAAATAGATAGCACAAACCAAGTTATACAAATATTTGATTTAACAATTGATGCTGTTAATCCTATTGCATATTGGAATGGCACTCAAATTTCTTTTGCTGATGCTTCTAATAATGTTTTAGATATGTCGCCTACATATTTTGCATCTAATTTTGCAGATGGTAGTCTTTGGCAATTTTCGGGCGCAATTTTAAGTATTGCAGATGGAAGTGGTAGTATGGATTTAACTCCAAATGCTTTGCAATTTAATGCGGGTGCAAGCGCAACTCTTTACTCAATTGATAAGATTACAATAGATGCAGTTGATTACGATTTACCAACGGGTGCAAGTTCTCAAATTGCTACTTTATTAGACATTCCTGCACCTATCACAATCGATGCAACCCCAACAGATGGAAGTAGTAACGCAGTAAGTTCAAACGGGGTTTTCGATGCTTTGGAGACAAACTTTGAAAAGGCTATAATTAAAGATAACTATTTTTGGTTTTCACCAAATTCTGTATCAAATAATGCAGGCTCGAATGGTTTTAATTTTAGTCCATATTTAAGTAATAATGTCGTTGTTTATCAAGGTAATTCAAATCCAAATAATTCTTCGGGAATGATAAGATTTGCATCAACTTCAACAGCGGGAACACTTGGATTTATAAGGAGGAATGATTTTTTTGTTATAACTAATTATATATGTAAATTAACACGCAAAATTAGATTTGAAACCAATATAAGCGGTCAAAGATTTTTTTGCGGATTTACTAAAAACAATCAGTTTTCCGCGCCTACAAATGTTGAGCCAAGTACGCTGACAGATATTGTAGGAGTTTGTCAATTATCTACTTCTACAAATATGCACGTTATACATAACGATGCAAGTGGAACGGCCACAACTATTGATTTAGGAACTGATTATCCTTGTAATACTAATATTTACAACTACTTTATAACTATTGAGCAAAACGCTTCAAATTATGTAGTTACAGTTGAAAGGGTTACAGTTGCAACGGGTGTAAGTATTTCAACAACAAACACGTTAACAACTAACATAATGGATTATACTACGGGTACAATTCAAATATGCACTTGGATAACTAACAACGCAACGGCTTCAATCGCTTCGTATTTAGATGGCGGTGGGTTTGGTAAATTTAATAATTAATATATGGCTTATTTTAAAACAAAATACGGAACGATAATTAACGAAAACAACGTAGTTATCCCAATGGATGAAAGTAGTCCGCTATGGCTTGAATATGTTGCTTATTTGCAAAATGATGGTACAATTTACGATACTGATTTCTTAACCGATATTGATTTAGAGATACAAAGAAAAGAAAGTGTTTCAGCGGTAATAACTCGCAGACAATTCAAAATAGCCTTGGCAGTATTGGGAAAGAATGAGAATGACATATTAAACGGAATAAGTCAACTACCTGAGCCGACGAAAACAATCGCTTTGATAAGTTACACCGAAGCCGGAACGTTTGAAAGAAGTAATCCCGAATTAATATTCGTTGGTAAAATGTTTTTGCAAATGACCGATGAGCAAATCGATAACGTTTTCACTATTGGAAGTCAATATTAAGTTAAGTATGGGGATAGTTTTATTCTTAGTTGCGGTTATTTTATTCATTCCGCTAACGTTTATAAATTTCTTTTGTGTGCTATACAAGTACCGAATTAAATGGTCAACAATTAACGGATTCTTTAGAGAAACTGCTATTGACATTGATAGGTTTGGCAATAGGAATTTTAGAACGTTATTGAATATGACATTACAAAACAACGGTTACCAATTTGGGAACATTAACGAAACGATTTCAAGTGCTTTAGGCAAAAACAAAAGGGATAATACATTAACAAAAGTAGGGTTAATTCTTTGCTACATATTAGATAGCATCGACGAAAACCATTGCATTAAATCAATACAAGAATGAGAAACGCTTTACACGTAATTTTAGGCATTTTAATAATGTTTACAATCGGTTTTATAACTGATTTCAACAACTATACAACGGAGGGCAAATATATCGGAGTGCCTTTAGTATCGTTATTCTTAGGCACTTTTATAGGCTTTAGTTGGGAGTTATACCATTGGGTAAAAGTTGGTGCTTATATGGATAAAAACGACATCATTCGTACTGCAATCGGGTTTTTAATCGGTGGACTATTAGCAACTTTATGAAAATGGGATATTTATTTTTAGTTTTTATAGTTGTTGTAGGCTCGTTAGTCTTATTCAGTCAATGTACCTACAACGAAACGCATAACTATTACTACAATCCAATAGTTAAAAATGATTTGACAGTTGAAGAAAGACATTTATTGGACTTAATCAATAACCATCGAAGTAGTTTAGGTTTAAACAAATTAATTCCTGAGATGCTTGCAAGTGAAGTGTGCGAGATTAGAAACGTTGAGGACATCGATAATAACGTAGCACCAAATCATAACGGGTGGAATGAAATGATACAAGACAGTCAAGCGGTTGAGGGCGACCAAATCTTAGGGTATAACTTCAATAGTGTTGAAAGTTTGTTTAATGCATACCTAACAAGTCAATCGGGGCATAGAGAAGTTATAGAGAAAACAGACCGAACACACATAGGAATAAGCCTAATAGATGGCAGAAATTACATAATAGTAGTTAAACATATAAGCAGATAGAATGAATTTTTTAATAGATAATTGGATAGCCTTATTAGGGTTTATTTCAGCGCCTTTAGCTTGGGTATTTGGTGGCAAGCAAGCCAAAAAAGTAGAGATTAAAAAAGCCAATGGCGATGCAGTTTCTACAATGCAATCAGTTTACGACCAATTCTTATCCGATTATAAAGATAGAATGAGCGAGGTTATGGCTGAATTAAAATTTGTTAAAGACCATAATAGAGAGTTGCAATCACAATTTAATAAAATACAGTTAGATTATGCAAAAGAGGTTGAGCGTTCACAAAACTGGGAAAAATTACACAGAGAATTATCTACAAAATACACCATTTTAGAACGTGATTATGAACAACTAAAAATAGACCATTATCAGTTGAAAAAAGATTTCGATAAATATAAAAGAGCAAATTAATGAAATTAGATAAAAAAGGTTACGATTTAATAAAGGAGTTTGAAGGATTAAGCCTTAAACCATATAAGTGCCAAGCAAAAATTAGCACTATCGGTTACGGCTCTACATACTATGAAAACGGAACGAGGGTACAAATGAGCGATGCACCAATCACTAAACAACGTGCAGAGCAATTACTACAACATACAGCTGATAGGTTTGCTTCAAAGGTGGCTAATCTAATTAAAAAACCCGTTACTCAAAATCAGTTTAATGCTTTGGTTTCATTTGCTTTTAACGTTGGCTCAGGTGCTTTGGCTTCAAGTACTTTATTAAAGTTAGTAAACATCAATCCAAATGATGCTATGATAGCTAAGGAGTTTTTGCGTTGGAATAAGGTTAACAAAGTGCCAGTGCAAGGTTTAACCAATAGACGAATCAAAGAATCGGCTTTGTACTTTACTAAGTAGCGTTTGTTATTATACGCAAAAACATACTATTTGTATAGAATAGCAAACATTATATCTTTATAAATATAACTTTTTGGGATTTCAATACTACAATGTAATTACTTTTTTGGATTACAAC